TCGGTTTTTTTGTTCAAAACAAGGTTAGCGTCTGTGTATTTATTTTCTACGGCCATGGTAATAACTCCTATGAAATAATGTTAAACGGTTGCACTAAAGACAGTTACCGCAGTTCCAGAACCAACAGCGTCAACCTTAACTCTGAACAAGCCAGCAGCCACGTCTTCAATTTCAACGTATGAACCGCGCAAGCCGCCTTGAGTAGTGGCGTTAAAAGTAATGGTGTCTGACGTTGTGGTTGTTGGAAACGCACCATGAGCTGTAGCTGCAACTACAGCCAAGCCCTGCATTACGTCTGTTGAGTTGGCAACACGGATGATAATAGACCCGGATGTTTGGTTAACAGATGAGAAAAAGCAGTAATTGTTGCCCGTCCCAGTAGCCGCCGGGAGAATATATGTTCCCCCGGTAGCGGTATTGAGAAGGATTAACCGTCCTGCGTGCTGTACGGCATTGAGAGTAAGAGCCGCACCAGAAGGAACGGTAGGTCTATTCTCAAGGGCTGTAAGCCTTTTGTAAATGTTAAGAGACATGGTTCATCCCCCCATTAAGCCGTAGTCGTTACACGTTGGATTTTTTTGCCCTCGGTGCGAACCGCGCCAATTTCCAACTCAACAACTACTTGGGTTGTTTCGTGCAAATCGTTACGTTCTTGGATTTTCACCGTCATTTCTTGCGAGATACCCAGCGCAATCCCGTCTTGTGCCATAGCAATTAATTGCCGTTGGCTTGAGGCTACAGGGATAATTGGAAGCGTTGCGTTCGCAGCAAAAACAACAATATCCATGCCAAGGGCTTGGGTAATGCGGCCTTTTTCAACAACAAAGTTTCTGGAAAAATCACCAGAGGTAAGCTCATTCTCCCGCATCAAGCGTGTGTGCTCAATCCCGGTCATGCCGATTGCGATGCGCTCGTTGTCTTCAATGTCGTTGTCAATGAAGTTTTGCTTGATTTCTAATAGTTTTTCGTAGGTCAAGCCAGCGGTTGCATCAACAGTAATGCCGCCGTCGTTGGCGTATGTAACTGTGGTTGCAAAATCTCGGCCTGTCGCAATATCCACAAAAGCAGATTGCTGGACAATTCGGTCATATTGACGGAGAGCAGCGTTAGCAACTGCATTAGCGTAGTTGTTCCTAGGGTCAGTAAGCATCCCGCGAACATCAGATTTATCGATAGGGAGAACGCAGGTAAAGCGTTTCCGGTTAAGCCGACGGCGGGTGTGTTCAATATCATCAAACACCACTTTAGGAGAGCGCCCTTGCAGTTCCCGCATCTCGACAGTACCAAGGCCATCATAAGCCAAAAGGTCGCCTGTCATCATAAGCGGTTTAATGTATGGGCGATACCGTGCGCTTTTTTGCTGCGCGGCCACATGCACCATCTCGCTAAATTGCGTTACTAATGCTGGATCAATAGTCGTCATTGGAATGCCTCATTATTGCTGGAATGGTTGAACGAAATATTTTCTATCGTCCCCGGTATCCAACAATATGGGCGGGTTATTAAACTCGTGGGCGCATGGCGGTATCCACTACAAAACGGCTTATAGTATAAATTTTCAGATAAGTAAACAGTTATCTTGCGGCCAGAACCCCGGCAACAGTTCCCGACGTAAACCCTAACGGTTTAATGCCAAAACGATAAACACCCGTTATGTTAGGAACAGTTATCGAATAGGCTCCTACCGTAGTAAATGTTGTTATGGCCCCAGATGCGTTTATTACGTCAACCCAAGTAGGTGAGGCCAGTGTTGTGTTATCTTGCAGCCGTTGCAATGTGACCGTTGCAACAAAGGTGCCTGTTAACGATAGAACAAGCCCTTGGGTTGCTGATACTGGGCCGCTGTATACATCGGCAGCGGCAAGAGATGCTGCAATAAAAGTTAAAGCCATTTTAATTCTCCATTTTAAATGTTAGGCAAGTCCTAGTTTTTTATCAAATTCTCTTAGCTTGTTAATTGTTTCTCTGTATTTTGGATTGAATGGGTCTCTTGCTTCTGGTGACATCCGCAAGGCAGCAGCCTCTTTGTGTAGGTCGCCAATACTGATATTGTTAACACTTTTTGTTCCGTCTGGCAATTTCCCTTCTGCCCCATATTCTTTCCTGATTTTGTTTATTTCATCGTGCATACTGTTGGCCATTGCAATGATACCGACAAGCGCATCTGGGTTGTTGGCGGCTTTCTGTAAGCTTGCACGGACATTTTCAGGGACGTGTTTGACAATCATATCCTCGGCAATGCCTTGCGCGACGGTGGCCTTGTCTCCAAACTGCGCTTTTAGCTGCTCGTCAAACTTTTGGTTTAGCGTTTGCTCATTGCGCTTGGCTGCATCAGTCTCTGATTTAATGTACGCCTTCCATAGTTGGTCGGCTTGCTTCTGGGGCAGGCCAGCATCAAACATGAGCTGTTGGGCTAGTTTCTTGGCTTCGTCAAGGTTAGCACCTTCCGGCAAACCTTCCACGTCGCTGAACGTGTATTTGTCGGCAGACTCTGGCCGGGCGATGTTATAATATTTGTTCCATTCCTCATCGGGGGCATCGGCGGCGGGTAAGCCAACGGGCTTTTTCCCCAACAAGGATTGGGCGTTATCTAATGTTTTCCACAGGTCATCCGGTGTCTTGATTTTCTCAACCCAGCCTCGTGCCTTGTATTCTTCTGGCACGGTAAAGGACGGTGGCGGCGGTGTCTCTGCCGCAGGAATTGTGGGCTGCACGGTGGTTTCAGTGGTCATGGTCTTGTCCTCTCGCTAGGATTAACTGGCTTCAAGCCAGCCTTCTTTTCAGCTCCTCGACGGTAGCCAAACTCTATATCAATCAAATGCTCATTGCGTATAAACCCGCGCAAGTACAGGTATGCCCGGCGCAAGACAGCGTTTGCGTAGGTTTGCTCGATTGAGTCATTGACGGCAATATCTTTGTTAAACCCTGAATATTCGCACAAACAAGCAAGCACAATCTGCCCGTCGGTGGTGGCGGCAACCCTGTTGATTGCCTCTCTGAATGATTCCTCGGTAACGATTATCATTGGCCTTTAACCCTTGCTTCTGCATTAGCGGCTTTTTCTGCAATCGTTGCCAGTTGCTCTCCAGCGGCTAAACCTTGTTGTTGCTGCATCTGCTGCTGCTCGGCAGCTTGTGCGGCTTCAAATTCTTCATCTGTTTTCAGAATAAAGCTAATGCCCCTGATTTTGCATATTTCATCTTGGAATTTCTTTGTGTTAATGCGCTTCATAAGTTCGGGGTTAATCTGAAAGTTATTTGCCGCAATAGTTAAAACTTCAATCATGGCTCGGTATTGTTCCGCGCTGTAAGCAAGAGCCGCCCGTGTCTTGTAGTTTATTTTGTATATATCTTTACCTTCGGCCAGTTTTTTTGCAATGCTGTCCGGTAAGTACTTCGGTGTTCCGCCTTCCCTGATTATTCTAGCTTCTTCTTCAGTGCCTTTGACAACACCAAACTTGCCTTTTCTGAACAACAGCGACACGCCGCGTTCAATCACTTGCTGCAATATCTGTATCTGCCTATTGAACAGCGCAGCCAATGACGCAACCTTTGCCTGATCGCGTATCTGGGCTTCGCCTAACGTCATTTCGGTAGAGTTGTTTAGGTCAAGCAAGCGGTCAATGTTAAAATGCTGTGAGATAGATTCCCGCAGTTGCTCTAAGCGTTTTTCTGCCCACGGAATGTTAGGAGGGCTTCCAATATCAAATACCGGGTTGCCCGTTATGTTGCCGCTTGAGTTAAAAACACTAACTGTACCCGCACTAAAATCTATGCTTCCACCACCAAAATCACCATCGCTCATGACCCCTTTGGGCATGTCTAGTATTTTCTCGGTGGCAACAATCAGGGCTTCGCGCAACGCATTTGCTTCCCGAATGTCTGGCAGTGCGTCCATTGCCGGGCTGCGTCCCATATCTTCATAGGAGAGCTTTGACCAACGCCCGATAGCAATAGGTAACTCCCAGAACCCATCTTCTTTAAGCAAATGGCAATCTTTATAGCTTAGATGACACCCATAAAACGGCATAGACTTTTGGCCTTTTTCGGCCTCTTTCTTGTCGCGCTTCTTGACGTGAAACAGAACCGGGAACATTTCATCGGTTTTACCGCCTTTGTAAGCGTCTTGAATGAGTTTGCCGCAATTCTCTATCCCGTACTCACCGACAATCCGCTCAACGCTCCACTCAAAAAAAACATTAAACCCGATAACAACACCGCCTTTGCCCGATATTGGGTAAATCTCTTTAACGGAATAAGGGCTAAAAAATAAATCCGACTTTTCCCCGTTTTCGCTGCCGACACCGCTAGTACCGAAAACAATCTGATCGTACATATACGCATCAAGAGACGCGGCAAGATTGGCTCGTGGATCGTCAAAGGCTGCGTAAGAAATTTTATTTAAATCGGTAAAGAATTTCTCTGTGCCCTCGTCTTCCTCATCTACTGGTGCCAAATCAAAAACATTACCCGCAGAACCCGGCCACAACATACCCAGCAATGCCGCCGAGGATATTTTAGCCGCCGCCGCTCCAGTGGCATCAAAAATGCGATCAACAAGAAATTCACCGTTTGATGGCTGCCCGGTGAAGTTTTGGCGGTTCATGGCGATATATTCGCCAAGCACCTGATACATATTGTCAAAGTTAGAACGCCGTGATTTTGCAGCGTCAAACTCTTTCTTGAGCTTGGTGTAATCCATTTAGGCAGTTACCCGCTTCAAGAATTTACGCCGCTGTTCGTCGTCTTCGGTGATTGCCGGGGTTACAGGGCGTACCTTTTGTGCCCCCGCTGCTGCTGCATTTTCAAGGTTAGCCTGATCCTGTGCGGCTTTATCTAGCTCTTGCCGGGCAATTTGTTTTTGCTGTTCGCGCAATCGCCGCTGCTCTTCCTCAACAGAGGTGCCGCCGCCGCCGCTACCGCCAAGCCCTGCTAATCCTGCCAAACCACCAAAGCCAGACATCAAAACCCCCTTAAGTTAAGAATAAATCTACCGCTGCCTATATCACAAAAATTATATTTCTTGAACAAATTAAAAAAAAGCTTTTCGTTTTTTAATCCCATGCCGTTTTCTGCTGCTGCATAAATCCAGCCACACCCATTTTCCTTAAACCCTTCAACCATGGCTCCAACAAGCATCCGTGCCGCCTTTGTTCCGCGATGACTCTGTGCAATGTAAAACATATCAAACGCACCACAAGGTTCTTTCCACCAAGTTTGCCCAAAAAACCCAAAAGAAACACCAACTATTTTATCTTCGTCACAAACAACCACTGCTACATAGTTTTGCGCTTGAATTATATTAGCCAATGATTCCACAACTGTTTCATGGTCTATAGGAACGGCTATTCCTTGGGCGGCCTCTTTGCTATATGCGTGTATTAACAACGCTAAAGCTGGTAGATCATGCAGTGTTGGTTTACGCGCAATCATCGTAAGCTTCCCAGCTTGGGGCGTGTTGGCATAATGATTTTATTCTGTGTGCTGTAAAGAACTTGTTTTTTAGCTATCAACCCTTGCTGCGGCTGAACCTTGTTTTCCATTGCCTGTGCAAGATACCGCCATGCGTCGCTTGCGTCTGTAGCCCAGTTTTGCATAGGGTTGGGTTTAAACGTCAATCTGTTCTCATCGTACTCATAGGCGTAGTGCATCATCGCGTGTAGGCCGCTTGAGCACGCTTTAGAATCAATCCATGCTTCCTTGAGTAGTGAGCGGCCTTTCTCAATCCCGGCCTTAACCGACAGCATGGGTAGAATCTTGTTAGGATGACCAGCAAGGCGTAGTTGCTCACTGATTGAGCCTTTCATGCCCAGCCGCTCGTGAACCCCATCGTGGGGCAAGTAATGCATTCCGTAGAGGTATCCCTTGCCGTTAAGCACTTTTGCCAGCTCTTCGATGTCTGCATCAGCTCCAAATGCTTCGTAGTAGTCAAACACTCGGACTTGCTGCCCCACCATCTGGGCAAACCATATGCAAGTTCCGTGTTGCTTGCCTAAGTCCCATGCAGTGATAACGGGAACACCTGCCTTGTACGGCACATCGGTAATGCGTCCTGCCTCTCGTGCACGCTCAATGTACACGCTGTAAATTGTGCCGCTGTACCGGGTATCAGGCTCACCCTCCCAAACGTGGGCATAAGCAATGGCATCGTCACGTTCTAGCCTTATGCGCTCGTTGTTCAGTGTTTCGCTAAAATTAGGATTGTCGCGCCATGAGACTTTCTTGACAAAGGCGTTATCTGGCTTGTTAACAATAAACCGTTGGTACGTTGGATCGGTGACGTTTTTGGTATTAAAGCTAATCCATATTTGAGAACCGTTTTTCCGAATGGTGGGCAACAGTGTTTCATAGGAATGCTCGCTTGTGTTCTCGGCTTCCTCAATCCAGCAAATGTCCACGCCTTCGGTAGATTTAATCTCGGTTGCGTTGTACTTTAATCCCTTGAACATAATTTCAGTGCCGTTTAAGGCTTCGATAGTGGCTTTTTTAATGCGCCAAAAGCTTTCAAGATTGTATTGCTGTATCAAATCGCTGAACAGCTTGTGCACCGATGTTTCAATACTCTTTTGCAGCTCGCGTGTCGCAAGGATGCGTAGCTTGCTTTGTGCCCCCAGTATCAA